AGTCAGCTATGATAACAAGGTTAATAGAATAACCTATGAGGAGGTTATAGATGATACAAGACCTATACAAACAAAAAAGGTCCTTGGAGTTGAAGTGGGAACAGGAGCATCTGGATAATAACAGATATACTCTTGAGATGGTTAGAATTGACGATAAAGTCAAACAAATCATCACAGATATCAAGCTTGAAGAAGCTAGAATCGCTCACATACAGAACAATATAGAAGGTTCTGCTCCTGAAGTTTCAGTAGCTTCTTAAGATAAAAGCTACATCGTTGGAAAACACCATCCACACTACAGGATCTCTTGCACTCTACTCAAAACTAGTATATAAATTACTTACTATACATTAATTAATATTCTGCATGGACGCAGTATAGTCGACGGCCTAGAGACTATGTAGAATACAACTAGGAGAATAATCATGGCTAAAACACTATTTAGAGGACCAGTACTGCAAGGTAAATTTAACGAAGCAGGTTTAACTGGATTTAATCTAGAAAACAAAGCAGCTAACTACACAGTTACAAATGCAGATTCTGGTAAAACTTTTACATCATCTACTGATGGTGTGGTATTTACTTTACCTGCAATTTCTATTGGAAGAGTTTTTACTTTTGTAAACACTGCTCAAGATGGAACTAACACTTTAACTATTAGCCCAAATGCTAATGATGGTATTTTGTATGCTGGATCTTTAACAGATAATAAAGATCTTATTAATACAAAAACTACATCAAAAGTTGGTGACTTTGTAGTATGTGCATCTTTAAACTCAACAACACACTGGACGATTGTTGATGTGCAAGGTGTATTTGCAAAAGAAGCGTAATAATTAATTTAGTGTGGGCCTCCGGGCCCACATATTAATTTTAAGGAGAAAATATGGATTCAGATCAGAAAACATTAAATATGGCAGTCATTGGAACTGATACTTTAGCAAGAGGAGCTAGAACTAGAATTACTTCTATTCAAGGTTTAGGAATAGCAGCTTCTACTTTAACTCTATATGATTCAGCAGATGCAGCAGCACCAGGAACAGCAGTAGCTGTTTATAAATATGGAACTGAAGGATTAGAAGTTTATATTCCTGGTTCAGGTATCAAGTTTGAAAATGGTATTGTTTACAATTTAGCTGGAGCAGGCGGAAGCGTTACAGTAACAATTACAGGAGCGTAAGCTCATGGCTAACACAACTTCTGGAACTACAGTTTTTGATAAAAACTTTTCTATTGATGAAATAGTAGAAGAAGCTTTTGAGCGACTGGGTATCCAACAAGTAACAGGTTATCAATTAAAGACCTCAAGAAGATCTTTAAATATAATGCTTCAAGAATGGGGCAACAGAGGTATTCACTATTGGGAAATAGGAGAACTTGATCTTGATTTAATACAAGGACAAGCTGAATATAAATTTTATAGAGCATCTTCTGATGGCACAAGTGCTACTTCAAATCCAAACGGTATTTATGGAATGTCCGATGTCCTTGAAGCGCAATTAAGAAGTAATAGAACAGCAACAGATCAATCAGATAGTCCTATGACAAAAGTTGATAGATCAACTTATGCAGCTTTTTCAAATAAACTTTCTCAAGGTACACCTAATCAATATTGGGTACAAAGATTTATAGATCACGTTAGTATTAATGTTTACCCTACACCTGATTCAACTAATGCATCTAAAGATATGCATTTCTATTACATAAAAAGAATTCAAGATGTAGGTGCTTATACAAATGCAACAGATATGCCTTTTAGATTTGTACCTTGTATGGTTTCAGGTTTAGCTTATTATTTATCAATGAAGTACGCACCACAAATGACTCAACAAATGAAATTATTTTATGAAGATGAATTTCAAAGAGCATTACAAGAAGATGGTTCAGCTTCTAGTACATTTATTACACCTAAAGCTTATTACCCAGGAACATAATGTCTAAGTACGCAACAGGGAAACATTCAAAAGCAATTTCTGATAGATCAGGTATGGAGTTTCCATATAAAGAAATGGTAAGAGAATGGAATGGTTCTTTTGTTCACTACACAGAATATGAACCTAAGCAACCACAACTTGAACCAAAACCAATAGGTGGTGATGGTATTGCTTTGTTAAATGTTAGACCTGATAGAACAGAACCAATTACAACTGTTATGATTCCTCAAGATGGTTTTGAAACATACCAAGCAGGATCAGGTGTTATAAATGTAAATGTTCCAGGACATGGTTTAACAAATGGTACAACTTATTTATTTAGAGGACCCCCTACAATATCACCAGGAACAGGAACATCAACTAATCCTGTTTTTGCTTATGCAACTATTCCCAATTTTGATGGAATAACAGGTGCACAAATAGGTCAAGGTTCAGGATATGCTATCACAACTGGTTTGTTTCAAAATGGAGTAAGAGTTTCAACAGACTTTGCATTAAGTAATTTTTTCTATTTTACAGTTAACGCAGATACTGCTACAACAGGAAATGTAAAAGGAGGAGGTTACGGTTGTTCCGTTGGACCTATAACAATAACACCATGATAAATAAAATTTGGAATTGGATAAAAAATATATTTACACCTGAAAAACAAGATCCTCATCTTGAAATGTATGAAGAAGTACGTTTAGATAAACAAGAAAAAATAAGTAGAAAATATAAAGGAACATCAGAATAATGGCTTATACTTTAGCAAACCTACAAGACGATATTAGAAACTACACAGAAGTAGATGACTCTGTATTATCTAATACTATTCTAACAACAATTATTAAAAATGCTGAAAACAAAATTTATAGAGAAGCTGATTCTGATGATAATAGATTTTATGCAACTTCAAACTTAGCAGCTGGTAGTAGATATGTAACCATACCATCTGATTTAAGATTTATTAGATATGTACAACTAACAGATTCAAATGGTGATCAAACTTTTTTAGAAAAAAAAGATACTAGTTATATGGCTGCTTTTTATGACACACCTGGAACTGCATCTGGGATACCTAAATATTATGCTAACTGGGATGCTAATTATTGGGTAGTAGCACCTACGCCAAATAGCACTAATTTAATAACTCTAGCTTATACAAAACAACCAGATTCAATAACAGCTTCACCAGGAAGTACACAAGGTACTTACACAAGTAATAAATATCAGGATTTACTTTTGTATGGATGTCTGGTAGAAGCATATGGATACTTGAAAGGTCCTGCAGATATGTTACAATACTACGCGCAGGCATATGAAAAAGCTTTACAATCGTATGCGATCGAACAACAAGGTCGTAGACGCCGAGACGAATATCAAGATGGTGTTATTCGAACTCCTTTAAAATCACCATCACCATAATAATAATTAAGGAGACAAATAAATGGCAAATATAGTACCTGACTCTTTTAAAACAGACCTACTTGGTGGTACGTTTGATTTTGATTCATCTGGTGGATCAACTTTTAAACTAGCGCTTTATACATCAATAGCTGGTTTTAGTACTTCAACAACTGCTTATACAACTTCCAATGAAGTTTCTTCATCTGGAACAAACTATACTGCAGGCGGAAATACTTTAACTAATAATGGTGTAGCGATATCAAGTAACATTGCATACGTTGACTTTGCAGATTCTACTTTTAGTTCTGTAACGTTATCAGCAGTAGGAGCACTGATTTATAAAGGTACAAGTAATGAAGCTGTATTAGTTTTAGACTTTGGCGGAACAAAAACTGCAACTAACGGTGATTTCGTTGTTCAGTTTCCAACTGCTAACTCATCTGATGCAATCATTAGACTTGGCGACGCGTAATAAAATTTTGGAGTAGTAATGGCTTTAATAGTTAACGATAGAGTTAAAGAAACAAGTACAACTACTGGAACAGGAACTTTTAGTTTAGCTGGTGCAGAAACTGGTTATGAAGGTTTCGTTGCAGGAATTGGAACTGGTAATACAACTTACTATGCGATTGAATTAAATTCAGCTGGTGAGTTTGAGGTAGGTATTGGTACAGTAACCGATGCTTCACCTGATACTTTATCAAGAACAACAATTATCTCATCATCAAATTCTGATAATGCGGTAAACTTTTCTGCAGGTACTAAAAATGTTTTTTGTACACTACCAGCGAAGAGAGCTATGTCACCATCTATGACAGCTACAGGTTATGTTGTAACACATGCAACAACACTTGATGAAACTCAAACAGTTGCTTCAGGAGTATTAGCAGGACCAGTTACAGTAACTGGTACACAAACAATAACAGGAACGGTAGTAGTAGTTTAATGAGTAAAATAGAAGTAGATGCAATAGATAAACAAAGTGGTTCAACCTTAACTTTAGGTGGATCAGGCACAGCTGTGACTTTAGCTAGTGGCGCTACTCAAACAGGTTTTGGAAGATCAGGTTCAGTTAATTGGGATACAACTCCAAAGACAGCAACATTTACAGGTGTCAGTGGAAATGGATATTTTGTTAATACTACAGCTGGAGTAGTTACAGCTAACTTACCAGCTTCTCCAAGTGCTGGAGATATTATGGCAGTTCTCGATTATGCAGGAACAGCAGACACAAACAATATTACAGTTGGAAGAAATGGATCAAACATAAATGGAGCTGCTTCTGATCTTACAATATCTAAAGAAAATTCTGGTATAATTTTGGTTTATGTAGACGGTACACAAGGTTGGAAAAATACTGAAACATCAAACATAAATGATATTACTTTAATTCCAACTTTTATAACAGCAACAGGTGGAACAGAGACAACTTCAGGAAATTTTAAAATTCATACATTTACAGGACCAGGAACTTTTACTGTTTGTTCAGTAGGTAATGCAGCAGGATCAAGTACAGTAGATTATTTAGTAGTAGCTGGCGGTGGAGCAGGTGCGACTATTGCTTCTAATAATACAGGAAAAGGAGGAGGAGGTGGGGCAGGAGGCTATAGAGAATCATCAGGAGCAGCTTCTGGTTGTTACACAGTATCTCCTTTAGGATCTGGTGTTTCAGCTTTACCAGTTACAGCACAAGGTTATCCAATTACAGTAGGTGCTGGAGGTGCAATTGCACCTACTAGTTCTCAAACAGAAGGAAATTCAGGGGTAAATTCAACTTTTTCAACTATAACATCTGCTGGTGGTGGCGGTGGTGGAGCATCAGCTCCAGGAGCAGCAGGTCAAAATGGCGGTTCTGGTGGTGGAGGTTCATACAGTTGTCAAGTTAGTGGAGGATCAGGTAATACACCTCCTGTTAGTCCACCTCAAGGAAATCCTGGTGGAAATGGTAGACCTTGCGTACCATATTCAGCAGGTGGTGGGGGTGGTGCTACCGTTGCTGGTACTGATGCTACTGATCCCGCTTCAGGTCCCGGTGGCGCAGGAGCCACTTCAAGTATCAATGGTACACCTACAGCGAGAGCTGGTGGCGGTGGAGGAAGTGGAAAATCTTTTGCTCCAACTCCATCTACTACAGGAACTGGTGGAACAGGTGGTGGTGGCGCAGGTGGAACTAGAACTGGTCCTACCGCATCAACTGCTGGAACAGCAGGAACAGCCAATACTGGCGGCGGTGGTGGTGCTGGTAATCCTGGTAGTGGTAATCCTGCAGGATCCGTGGCAGGCGCAGGCGGTTCAGGTATAGTAATAATAAGGTATAAATTTCAATAATTATGACAAGTACAATTAAAGTAGACAATATTCAGGATCAAGACGGTAATAACATTATTAACGAAAATAGTAATACAATTACTATTGGTGCAAGTGGCGATACCGTTACTCTAGCATCAGGTGCATCTCAATCAGGTTTTGGTAGAACAGGGACAGTTGATTGGCAAACAGGATCAATTAAAACAAGCACATTTACAGCTGCTAATGGTGAAGGGTATTTTGTAAATACATCAAGCGGTGCTGTGACTGCAAACTTACCAGCAGGATCTGCAGGTGCCATAGTTTCTTTTTCAGATTACACAAGAACTTTTGGAACAAATAATTTAACTGTTACACCTAATGGTTCAGAAAAAATAGGTGGAGTTGCTGCAAGTGCATATTTAAATGTAAATGGTCAAGCAATTACTTTAGTTTATGTAGATGCAACTGAAGGATGGATAAATATTCAAAACGCTGAAGATACAGAGGTAGGTGTAGTTCCTACTTTCATATCAGCAACAGGTGGTACAATTACAACTTCAGGCGATTTCAAAATTCACACTTTTACAGGCCCTGGAACTTTTACAGTTTGTTCTGTAGGTAACCCTGTAGGATCAGATTCAGTAGATTATTTAGTAGTTGCTGGTGGCGGGGGTGGTGGAAGAGGAAGAGCAGGTGGTGGCGGAGCTGGAGGAGCTAGAGCATCTTCAGGAACTGCTTCTGGAAGCTATACTGCAGGACCAATTGCTGCTTGTGTAGCAGCTATTCCAGTCACAGCACAAGGTTATCCAGTAGTAGTTGGTGGAGGGGGTAGTGGAAGCACAGGCTCTCCAAATAATAATGGGACTATAGGTTCAACTTCATCAGGTCTTTCAATATCATCAGCAGGTGGTGGAGCTGGTTTAGGAGAAAATCAACCGGGTCCTGGTGGAACTGGAGGAAGTGGTGGTGGAGGAGCAAGACGGTGTGATACAGGTCAAAATGGTGGAGCAGGAAATACTCCTCCTGTAAGTCCTTCTCAAGGTAATTCTGGAGGTAATTCTTTTCCAGGTCAAGGCGGTGGCGGTGGCGGAGGTGGAGCAGTTGCTGCTGGTTCTAATTCTGTGCCTGTAGGTGGTGGTGGTCAAGGAGGTCAAGGTGGAACAGGTGTTACAAGTTGCATAACAGCATCTCCTGTAGGATATGCTGGTGGTGGAGGAGGCGGAAACTCTGACGATGGACCTAGTTCAAACTTGCCTAATGCACCAAGTGTAGGGGGTGGTGGAAGTGGTGGTACAGGTATACCTCCAAGTCCAGGTCCTGTTTCATTAGCAACAGCAGGAACTGCTAACACTGGTGGTGGTGGAGGTGGAGGTGCACATAGATATAGTCCTCCTGATAATTATAGAGGTGCAGCTGGAGGATCAGGTATAGTAATAATAAGGTACAAATTTCAATAGGTAAATTATGAGTGAAGTAAAAGTAAATAAAATTAGTCCAAGAACAAATTGTGGAACAGTCACTGTAGGTGATGCAGGAGATTCTGTAACGGTTACAGCAGGAGTTCCAGTAACCGTTAATGGAGATTTAAAATCAAATGCATTAAAAGCAGTTGATGGTGGAAGTATTATTAGTCAATGTGGAACAAATATTACTTTAGGTGCTTCAGGAGATACAATTAGTTTAGCATGTGGTGCAACACAAACAGGTTTTGGTCGTACAGGTACAGTGGATTGGGATACGACTGCAAAGACAGCAGCTTTTACTGCAGTTAGTGGTAATGGTTATTTCGTAAATACAACTAGTGGAGCAATCACAGTAACACTTCCAGCCTCCCCATCAGCTGGAGATATAGTTTCAGTTTCAGATTACAATGGAACAGTAGCAGTAAATGCAATCACTATTGCAAGAAATGGATCTAATATTAATGGAAGTGCTGCTAATTATGATATTACAAAAGCTAATTCAGCAGTAACTTTTGTTTATGTAGATGCAACAGCAGGATGGACAGATGTACAAACTGCAAATACAGCTGATAACCAAAGTCCCTTTATAGTAGCATCAGGTGGTAATACAATTACTACTTGTGGAGATTTCAAAATTCATACATTCACTAGTCCTGGAACTTTTTGTGTAAGTAAAGCTAGTAATACTCCAGCAGAAAATATAGTTTCATATTTGGTAGTTGCTGGTGGAGGAGGTGGAAGAGATGATGGTGGAGCTTCTCAAGGTGGAGCTGGTGGTGGCGGTGGTGGTTTTAGAGAAAATAAAGGTCCAGGAGACACATATACTGCATCTCCTTTAGAAGGTTCAACAGATATAACAATTACAGCAACAGCTTTTCCAATAACAGTTGGAGCAGGTGGAGCTAGACAATCCAATGATGGATCTAATTCAGTATTTTCAACAATCACATCTACAGGTGGTGGAGGGGGTGGAGTTTATACAAACACTCCTGGTAGATCTGGAGGATCAGGTGGTGGTGGTGGAGCTAATGGTGGAGCTGGTGGAGCTGGAAATACACCTCCAGTAAGTCCCCCTCAAGGTAATCCAGGAAGTCCAGCACCAGGAGGTTCTACTCCAGGAGCTGGTGGCGGTGCAGGTGCTGCAGGATCTGGTCAAACAGGTGGAGCTGGAGCAGGAACAAATATTAATACAGCTACGGGAGAATCAGGGCCTGGACCATCAAGATATTATGCAGGTGGTGGTGCAAGTGGAGCACCTCCTGGACCAGGAGGTATAGGTGGCGGAGGAGATCGTCAAGTAGCTGGTGGTGTAAATACAGGTGGTGGAGGTGGAGGTGGTAATTCTGCTTGTACTTCTAAAGCAGGTGGTAGCGGAATCGTAATAATAAGGTATAAATATCAATAATATTTATGTGTTTACTAAAATTTAAAATTAATATATAAGGAGAATAATTATGGCACATTTTGCAAAATTAGGAGCGAACAGTAAAGTTATTCAAGTATTAACTTTGAATAATTCTGATATGTTAAACGCTGACGGAGTTGAAGACGAAGCAGTAGGTCAACAATATTTAGAACAACACAATAATTGGCCTGCACAAATGTGGATTCAAACATCTTACAATACATCAGGTGGTACACACAAAGATGGTGGTACACCTTTTAGAGGTAATTACGCAGGTATAGGTTATACTTGGGACGAGGATGATCAAATTTTCTGGCCTAAAAAACCTTATGCATCTTGGGTAAAACATATTGAATCAGCTTCTTGGAAATCACCAATCGGTGATGCTCCAGCATTAACAGAAGAACAGACTTCACAAAATACAGCTGATACTCATTCTTGGAGTTACGTCTGGAATGAAACTAATACAACTTGGGACTTGACAGACTCAAAAGCATAAATTAAAAATGGTGGTGGTATGCAGAAGAAAGTATTAACAGAGCAAGCATTATATTTTGGTGATGTAGAAATGCCTAAGTATTGGGACATCGACCGAAATAAATTAACTGGCGATATTTTACAATCAACTTATTCAAACAAAGATTTTCCATTCTCAAAAACTTGGGATATGTTAAATACATATATGCGAGATCACATCGGTCTTGAATATGGAATTAATCTAGTAAACAAATCAACGTGGGGAAATATCTATAAACCTGCGGAAACAACTATTCCTTTATTAAATATTGATCCAGTGGATCTACGTAACTCTCCAGACTTTACATTATTATATGGTGTAAAAGTCAAAGATTGTAATGTTCGAATACACTTTGAAGATAACAGACGTAAAGGAAGAAGTTGGGATATAGAACTTAAAAATAATATGTTTATATTATTTCCATCGACTAATATGTATTACCTAACCAATACACAAAAAGATTCATTAAACTTTGTGCAAACAATAACTTATGAATATATCTAATTACTATTGGCATTTTCCTGCTGCACTTACACCAAAGTTTTGTGATGATGTAATAGCTTATGCAAATTCACAAGAAGAAGTTATGGCTAGAACAGGTGGTTATGGAGATAAAAAATTAGACAAAGACCAAGTTAAAAATATGCAAAGAAGAAGAAAGTCAGATTTAGTCTGGTTAAATGATACTTGGATATACAAAGAATTACACCCATATGTTCACGAAGCTAATAGACAAGCTGGTTGGAACTTTGAATGGGACAGATCAGAATCGTGTCAGTTTACAAAATACAAACACAACCAATACTATGATTGGCATTGTGATGGTTGGGATAAACCTTATGAAAAAGAAGGACCTGACAATGGTAAGATTCGAAAGCTATCTATGACTTGTCAATTAACAGATGGTTCCGAATACACAGGTGGTGAGTTAGAATTTGATTTTAGAAACTACGATCCACATATGAGAGATGAAAGTCAACATTTAAGAAGAGCAAAAGAGATTTTACCAAAAGGATCTATTATTGTATTTCCTTCATTTGTTTGGCATAGAGTTAAACCCGTAACCGCTGGCACAAGATATAGTCTTGTAGTTTGGCATTTAGGAAAACCATTTAAATAATATGTATATAAATAATTACTTTAACACAACGATTTGGTCAGAACAAAAACCAGAGTTTATTAAATCATTAAACAAAGCATCTAATAAATACATTAAAGATGCAAGAACAAGAGAGAAAGCTTTTATAAAAGAACACGGCGACTTTGGAAGATCGTATCATTCAACACCACTTACAGCTGATAATGATTTTTTAGATTTTAGAAATTACATTGGTCAAAAGTCTTGGGAGTATTTAGATCATCAAGGTTTTGATATGCAACAATATACAACACTGTTTAGTGAGATGTGGGTACAAGAGTTTGCTAAAAAAGGTGGTGGTCATCATTCAGCACACGTGCATTGGAATCAACACGTATCAGGTTTTTATTTTTTAAAGTGTAGTGACAAAACATCTTATCCTGTATTTCACGAGCCTAGAACAGGTGCACGAGCTACAAAATTAAAAATGAAAGATCAAAAAGGTGTATGGGGTGGTAGTGAGCTTATTCATTTTAAACCTACACCTGGTACATTAATTATCTTTCCAGGATTTTTAGAACATGAGTTTAGTGTAGATTTTGGTAAAGAGCCTTTTAGATTTATACATTGGAATATACAAGCTGTGCCAAAAGAGATGGCAAAAGATGTTTAAAAAGAAAAAGTATACAGTTATCCGTCAAGCAATATCAAAAGACCTAGCAGCTTTTGTTGCAAACTATTTTAGTATGCAAAAACAAGTTTATGATACCTGTAGAGCACAAAGATACATTTCACCTTTTGAAAACATCATAGGTCACTATGAAGGTAGAGATGAACAGATACCAGACACTTATAGTCAGTATTCTAATATAGCTATGGAAACATTAATGCTTAAATGCCAACCTAAAATGGAAGAAGTAACAGGTTTAAAATTATACCCATCTTATACCTATGCAAGAATATATAAAAAAGGTGATGTTTTAAAAAGACACAAAGATAGATTTAGTTGTGAGATATCGACTACTATGAATCTTGGTGGTGATCCTTGGCCAATATATTTAGAGCCATCTGGGGAAGTTGGTTTGAAAGGTATTAAAGTAGATTTAAAACCTGGGGATATGTTAGTTTATTCTGGTTGTGAATTAGAACATTGGCGAAATAAATTTAAAGGTAAGGAATGCGTACAAGTATTTCTTCATTATAATAATCGTAAAACACCAGGCGCTAGAGATAATATGTTTGACAAGCGTCCTCATTTAGGTCTTCCTTCTTGGTTTAAACGATGATATAATCTTTAGATGGAGGCAGGGCACCACCACATACCCCCTGTCTCCTTTTAAGGATTTATATTTATGTTTTTTGGCGGAACTTCATTTGCATCAGCACCTTTTGCAGACCCAGGATTTAATCCTAATGCATTAGCGATTGTAACAGGTAGTAGAATTAACGAATCAACAGGTACTGTTGGTATAGTTGGTAAAGCTCTTATATTACCAAATGGTAGTAGATTTAATATTGGAATTGGTAATGTTCAGGTAGCCGATGTTATTGGTGTATCGGGTATTGCAACAGAAATAGCAACAGGAAGTGTTACTATTGCAGCAGGTGCAAACATAGCTACAAATGGTAGTCCTTTTGAAATAGATACCGGTACAGCAAAAGCTATAGACGTTGTTGGTGTTACAGGTAATAGAGTTAATTTAGATACAGGAGATGTAACAACAATTGGTAAAGCAACAGTTATACCATCAGGAAGTGTTTTAGAATTAGATACCGGTACAGTTACATTTACATTTAGATACAGTGTTACAGGATCAGGAGTAGAATTATCTACAGGAACTGTTTCAACAACTGCAGCTGCAACTGTATTACCTACAGGGTCAAGAGTTGATTTAGATACAGGTGATGTATCAGTTGTTGCAAAAGCAAATGTATCTATTACAGGAAGTGCAGTAGAAATAGCAATTGGAAATACTACAACTAAAGCAAACGCAACAGCTATTGTTACAGGAAATAGACAAAATTTATCTACAGGTACAGTTACTATTCAAGCTAAAGCAAATGTAATTACAACTGGTGTAGGATTAGAAATAGCAGTACCAACTTCTATTAATATTAAACAGTGGGATGGTGTAGTACCAGGCGTTTCACAAATTTGGACAAGGATACAAACACCGTAATGTATTTTGGAGGAAGCACATTTGCCGGAGCACCATTTGCCGATCCAGGCGGAGTTAGTATATTTGTAACTGTCAGTGGACAAAGATTAAACTTTTCAGTAGGTAATGTAGTTATTGAAGGTAAATCAGTTGTTTTACCTACAGGACAAAGAGTAAATTTATCTACAGGTAATGTAGTTATTAAAATAGGTCAAACAGTAGTTTTATCTGGTAATCAAATAAACCTTGCAACTAACCCTGTAAGTGTGATATCATGGAACCCAATACCACCAGGAGTAAATCAAGTTTGGGTCCCAATAGACCCAGATAATCCGTAGGAGAAATATGGCATCAAGTACATCAACAGATTTAAAACTAGAACTAATAACTACAGGGGAAAAATCAGGAACCTGGGGTACAATTACTAATACAAACTTACAAATTTTAGAACAAGCAGCTAGTGGTTATTTATCACTTGCAGTGGGTTCAGGAGATGTTGCTTTATCTTTAGCAACTCATGCAACAGCAAATGGTAAAAATTTATACTACAAACTAACAGGAACACTAACTGCTAATAGAACAGTTACAATGCCTGACGGTGCTGAAAGAGTATTTATAGTAGAAGATGCAACAGCAAGATCAGCTTCTAATTATACACTTACAGTTAAAACAGTTTCAGGAACAGGTCTTGCATTACCTGTTGGATCAACAACAGTTTTATATTCTGATGGAACAAACATTACAGGAAAATTACAGACAAAAGGATACTACACACCTTCTGCTACTTACACTACAGTTAATGGTGATCAAGTATTAATCAATACTTCTGGAAGTGGTATTGGTACTGCAATTACAATAAACTTACCCGCATCTCCTGCAATAGGTAATGAAGTACATTTTATAGATTCAGGCAATAACTTTGCATCTAACAATTTAACAATCGGTAGAAACAGTTCTAATATTTTAGGTAGTGCTTCAGATTTAGTAGTTTCGGCTAATGGTGCTGCATTTACTTTAGTGTATGTTAATGCAACTAGAGGCTGGATTTATAAAGATAACATATAGGAGCACGGACCATGGCTCTAATTGATTTTAAAGTCCTACCAGGAATAGATAAACAAGACACCACATCTGGTGCAGAAAACAGATGGGTTGATTGTGATAACACAAGATTTAGATATGGACTACCGGAGAAAGTGGGTGGTTGGTCATCATTAGTTACAGATACAATAGCAGGTGTTGCAAGACGTCAGTTTGCATTTGTAGACTTAGATGGAAATAGATACATTGCAATTGGCACAGATAAATTTTTAATTATTTATTTTGAAGGTCAACTCTATGATATTACACCTTTAAAAAATACGTTATCTTCTTGCACCATTGCAACAGTTAATAACTCTGCTGTTTGTTCTATAACAAAAGCAAGTCACAGTTTAAGTGCAGGTGATATTATATTATTAGATAATGTAACTCTACCAGTAGGTACTGGTTATTCTAATTCAGATTTTGAAGATAAATTATTTCAAGTAACAAGTATTACAAGTTCAAGTGTGTTTACAATTACACAAAGTTCTAATGCAACAGCAACAGTTTCAACAGGTGGTAGTTTAGAAGTTAAACCTTATGAACAAGTTGGTCCTGCAGAACAATCTTATGGTTATGGTTGGGGTATTGATTCATGGGGTAGTGGTAATTGGGGAGAAGCTGCTTCAGCATCTGATGTTTCTCTTGAACCGGGATTATGGTCATTAAGTAATTTTGGTCAGGTGTTAGTTGCAACAATTGCAAATGGAAAAACTTTTACTTGGGATGCAGGTATTGCTGCAAGATTGACAACAAGAGCGTCAACAACTACATCTGGTTTTTCTACATCAGCTAATCCAACAGCAACAAGAGTTACATTAGTTTCACCTACAACACGTCACTTAATTCATCTTGGAACAGAAACAACTATTGGAGATACATCAACTCAAGATGACATGTTTATAAGATTTTCAGACCAAGAAGATATAAATGATTATACACCAACAGCAATCAATTCAGCAGGTACACAAAGACTGCAAGATGGAACACGGATCATGGGTTCACTAAAAGCTAAAGAAACAATTTTGGTTTGGACAGATAATGCATTGTATACTATGAAATTTATTGGTTCACCTTTTACATTTGGCTTTGAACAAGTGGGTACTAACTGTGGATTGATAGGTAAAAATGCAGCTATTGAAATAGATGGTGCTGCGTTTTGGATGAGTCCAAATGGTTTCTTTATGTTTGACGGTACAGTTAAATCTCTGCCTTGTTCTGTTGAAGATTATGTTTATGATCAAGCAGATACAACTAAAGGACAACAAATTTATGCAGGTATAAATAATTTATATACTGAAGTTGTTTGGTATTATCCATCAACTAGTTCTGATTATAATGATCAATATGTTGTATTTAATTATGGAGAACCTATGAAAGGTGGTGTTTGGTATATAGGAACGGAAGCTAGAACATCTTGGATTGATGCTAGTGTATATCCTAAACCATCAGCTACTAAATTTAATCATTCAGCTGTTGGTACTTTTCCAGTTATTGTTGGAGAAGATGGGTTAGGTCAAACAACTTTATTTGAACACGAAGTAGGAACCGATCAAGTTAATCCTGATGGTAGCACAACAACAGTTACTTCATTTATAAAATCATTTGACTTTGATCTACAAGCTAAACAAAAAGATGCACAAGGTAAATCAAGTGGTCCAACTATCTCAGGTGAAGTATTTTTAGCTATGAGAAGATTTGTACCAGACTTTAAAGATTTACAAGGTAACGCAAAAGTAACTCTTGCTGTTAAACGTTATCCTCAACAATCAGATACCGTTACGTCTTTAAGTCCCTTTACAATTAACTCTAGCACTGATAAAAAGGATACTAGGGCCAGAGGAAGATTTGTTAACATTAAGATAGAAAACACTGATGTTAGTGAGTCTTGGCGTTTTGGAACTTTAAGAATAGATGTACAACCAGATGGACGTAGATAATGGCTAAAGTAGTAGTAAGATTACCAGAACCAAAAGAAGAATACGATTTCTCGAATCAAAAACAAATTAACAGAGCTATTACTATAATAGTTGAACAATTAAACTCTACATTTTTAAATGATTTAAAACAAGAAACAGAAAGATTTACTTGGTTTAAATCAGGAAATTAATATGGCAAATATATATAAAAACGCTAACTTTGATCTAACTACAACTAATGTAACAGATGTCTATACTGTGCCTTCTAACTCTAGAGCTATAATACAGAACATACACACAGCTAATGTTGGGGGTGGAAACACTGAAATAAAAGCTTTTTTATATGATAATTCAGCAACAACTGCTTTTCAATTTGCTGAACATACTGTAAACTCAGGAGATTCTAAGTCTATCTCTGATGGCTCAATTGTGTTAGAAGAGAATGATAAATTACAACTGCAAGCTGCTTCAGCAAATATATTCGAAGGCACTTGTGCAATATTAGAAATAAACAGGGATTAAATTATGGCATTTAAAGAAGAAGGCGAAGTAAACTACACAATAATAAATGGTAAGAAAGTACCAGTTGTTAAATGTGAAACTGAAGTAGTATTAAGAAACACTAGAACTAATCAAGAGTATAACTCTGATCAAGAAGCTGAAAATGATATAGCAGATTCAAACACTCCTACAATCAGAGAAGAGATTACAAGATCATTAAAAATTAAAGTAGCAGCAATGCCACCATTAGGAGCAGCGTCAGAGTAATGGCAATAACAAACGCACAACAAGCTAAACAGATAATGAACGAAGGTAGACCTATGAGAAAAATTAAAGGTCAAGACCATATGTTAGCTTACATAACTCCAAGTGAAAAAGATATATTAGTGGAACTAGGTGGTCAAGAAACAATGACACCTGAAGGAATTTTAGCTTATCCACCAGAAGGTAGATATGGTAGTTCAGGGACAGGTTCTTATGATGGTGGTTCTACAGGAATGGCTTCAACCGGTGGAGCAAATTTTTCAAGTGGAGAAAATAATCCAGGTAAAGGAAATGACAATACAAATTATGCACCTCCTGCTCAAGAAATTATAGGTGGTAAATCATTTGATGTAACCCCTGAAACAAAAGCTAAAAGAGATTTATTATTTGAAATAGCAAATGAAGAAAAACAAACTTTAAAAGATGATTTTATAAATAAGCCTGCAAATTATTCTAAATATACGCCTGCTTATTTGAAATTTATTGCTGACATAAATAGAAAACCTAATAGAAAATTTTTTATAAATAAAGTTTTACAAGCAGGAAAAATTCCTAACTACGCTGATCTTTACGACGAAGATTTTGATGTAGAAAAAGCATACAAAGATTATATGGACAATAGATTAGCTGGTAAAACAGATGCTTATGGTAATCCAACTCAAGGTTTTTCATATGGTGATGATGGAATGCTTACAGGAAACTTTATAGATAATGATGGTGGAGATAGTAACTATGTACCACCAGTCATACCAGAAGATGACACTGAAGAGGACACAACAGTACCAAGAAATTTAGGTGGCCTTGCTCCAAGATTCGCGGGCTCTATATTTGATTTCACAGGTCTTGCAGATGGTGGACGTGCAGGAAAAATGGATGGTGGTATGATGGACGATACTCCTGAAGGTGGGATCATGGACCTTGAATCAGGAAGACAAATGTATTTCTTAGGTAAACTAGTTAAGAAAGCAACAAGAGCTGTAAAGAAAGTTGCAAAATCTCCATTAGGTAAAATGGCATTATTGGGACTTGGTGCAGGAATGGCTGGTTTTGGTCCTGCAAAAGGATTATTTGCATCAGGAAAAGGTTTAGGATTTAAAAAATTTTTAACAGATTCTATTATGGGAAAAGCAATAGGAGTAGATTCACCTGCAGGTGGAGGCGGTATTATAAGATCGGGAGGACTTTTAAATTTTATAAAAAATAACCCATATAAATCAATACTTGGTGGATCAACATTATTAGGTTTAATGAGTCAAAAAGACGATGATGAAGGTTTTGATATAGATAATTATTACAAAAAAAATAGTATAAACATAGCTGACATAAGAAATAATCCTTACAATTATTTATCAGCTAGAAATCAAGGAAGTATGTTCGCTGCTGATGGTGGTTTAATGAGAACAGGTTATCAAGAAGGTGGAGACGCTGAACCAGTAGCTAAGAAGACTATGCCTCTATTAGATATGGATGGTAAGGAAATGGATTTAAGAGCTGAAGGTGGGTTCGTGCCACTTGGTAGAATGGAAAGAGCAGACGACGTGCCTGCAAGATTATCAAAGAATGAATTTGTATTTACAGCCGACGCTGTTAGAAATGCAGGTGAAGGAGATATAGACAAGGGCGCAGAAGTCATGTATAACATGATGAAAAACCTCGAATCCGGAGGTGAAGTATCGGAAGAATCGCAAGGATTAGATGGCGCTAGAGAAATGTTTCAAACATCACAAAGATTAGAGGAAGTATTATAATGGCAACAGAGACCACAATATCAAGACCAGCACCCTTTGTAGAAGATATAGGAATAGATTTAGCCAAACAGGCTGTAGCCTTTACAGGCGTTCCTGTTGTATCGGGTGGCATTGGAAGTTTATCTAAAATGGCGGGTGAAACTGCGGAAGGGTTTCAATCAAGACAAGATGCTGCAAGAGCATTTGACGTAAGAAAACAAAATTTAGCAGGACTTGCACCACAAGTAGCACAACAAGATACATTACAAAATTTAGCACAAATTAAAGCTCTTCAAGGTGTAGGATCATACCAACCTTTTTTACAACAAGCACAAGCTTCAACTGGTCCTCAAGCTTTTCAACAATACATGTCACCATACCAATCACAAGTTATGGATGTAGCACTTGCAGAGTTTGATAAAAATGCACAAATACAACAGCAACAAATTGCAGATCAAGCAGTAGCATCAGGAGCTTTTGGTGGTGGACGTGAAGGTGTATTAGAAGCCGAATATCAATCGGGTTCTGATATGAAAAGAGCACAGTTACAAGCACAGTTATTACAACAAGGTTTTGGTCAAGCACAACAAGCAGCACAACAAAATTTTTCTAATCAAATGGGATTAGCTTCAGCATTACCTGGTTTACAATCAGGAGATATTTCAACGTTAGGTTCATTGGGCGCATTGAATCAAGCGCAAACACAAGCGGGCCTAGATGCACAAAGAGAGGCTACAAGAATGGCTGCTTATCAACCACAAGAACAATTACAAAACTACGGTAACCTTGTTACAGGTATCATGGGTGGAATGGCAGGATCAGGAACACAAACATCACAAGTGCCAGACCCAGGGTTCTTACAAACTGCATTAGGTGCAGCAGCTACTGGAGCAGGGATATACGGCGCATTGAAGAGACCTTAATATGAACAGAACTTTAAAAAGACCGATGTTTAGAATGGGTGGTTCTACAGGAACTGGTATTACATCAGGACTAGATAAACCTAGACAACAATATAACAAAGCGGGTATTGTAGATTTCTTTCCTACTCAAGGAGAGTTTGATAAAGCAAAAGAAATGTTTCCAAGATATGAAAGACCACAAGGTGAAAGCTTTAATAGATTTTTAATGTCTACGGGTTTAGATTTAATGTCAAGACCACCAACAGGAAAAGGATTTACAGGTCTATTATCTACAGCGGCACAAGCTGCGAAAGCACCTGCAGAAAAATTTTTTGATGCAAGAGAAACAGATAGAGCAACTACATTTGCAACCGATGCAGATCTATTTAAAACATTAATCGAAGCAAAAGGTGAAGCATTAAGTGGTATGGGAGATACAGTTGGTAATAGAGGTGTCAAGTTACAAATAGCTGACGACATTGAAACAACTATGGATTTAATTTTAAAATTAGAAAACAAACAAACTAAAACACCAGACCAATTTAGTGATGATGATAACAATCTTTTAAATAAGAAAAAATTAAGACTAGAACAGTTAACTAAAAACGATACTGTAATGCAATCACTATTAGGTGATGAACAATATACTCAAAGAATAATGAGAAAAATTAAAGATAATCTATTAGATAAAAAAGATGCAAGTGGAGTAGATTTTTATAGAGGTGATGATGATCCAAAATTATTAGAAGACATGTTTATGTACTATAATCAATTCTTTAAAACAGGTAAGTTTCCTGATGTAAACCAACCATTAGCTAAAGGTGGTAGAGCAGGTTATCAAATGGGTGGTGGAGCTGACATGGGTCAAGTTCCAATGTCAATGACTCAAGAACCAATGAACATGGCTCAAGAACCAATGGGTGGTGGAGCTGACATGGGTCAAAAAATAGACTTCAATACATTAAGAGCTAGATTACCACAAGAAATAGGAGACGATGTTGTAAGATTAATTTCTGCTAGTCCGGAAGCCTTAGAAGATTTTGCAACGATTGCTACTCAACAAGACGTTGATTTATTTAATCAAAAATATAGTGTGAATTTAGTATTACCGCAGGAGGCATAAAATGGCCGAAACTGCTCTAGAGAGATATAAAAAAGATCAGCAACAACAAGAGGAAAAGAAAACACCTCCTGGTCAAATAAGAGAATTAGATCAAGTACAAAAATCTTTTCTTACTGCATTAGAAAATATAACAGAACCTACACCACCGGTTAAATATTTAAAACCTTTAAACCCATTTCAAAAAGAAGATAAAAGTTTAGCTAGATTTATTCTTTCTGGATCACCAAACATGAAACTACTTTTAGACCAAGCAATGTCTAAAAAATATGACAAACCTGTGGACTCAATGCAGTTGTTAAAAGATGGTGAAGAAAAAGATTATATATCTATCTTAGATGAAATAAGAAAAGGTGTAGACTCAGGTAGTTATGACCTAATGTCTGGAGTTGGAACAAGTTTATTTACAGGTTTAGATTACACATTTGATTCAGACTTTTTAGGTAAGTTTGACAAGATGATGAAAGACAAAGAACCTGATAGACCTGAAACATGGAGAGGTGACTTAGTTGGTTTAATGACTCAGTTTGCAATACCAGGTGGGATTATACAAAAAGTATTAAGAAGAACTAAAACAGTTGGTCAAATTAAAAAAATAGTTAATGGTATTAAAGGTGGTAACAAAAGAAAAGTTAGTAAGATTGTTGCAAGAGCAGCTGAAGGTATGACTGTTGTAGCTGCAACAGATTTTTTAGCATCAGAGCAAGGAAGAAGCACACCTTACTTTGAACCAGAATCTACAAAAGGATTAAAAGGTAAAGAAAGAGCTGCAGCTGAATTTAGAAACAGAGTTAAATATGGGCAAGAAGGTGCTATCATTGGTGCTGGTTTTCCTTTAATTGGTAAGGGTTTACAATTAGGTTATAAATATGGTCTTGCACCTTTTGTAAAAACAACAGCATCATTAGGAGCCAAAGGAGTTAACACATTAGTATTTAGACCTATTAGTTATCTTGGATCAAGAGAAGCTGTGAAACCTGTTGTGGCAGGAACTGCTAAAACAATTAGAAATGCTACTGACTTTGTTTTAACTAAAGCTTTAGCTCCAGCAATTGTATCTACATTTTCAGGAAAAATAGTGAGACAGTTACCAAAATTTGAAGACTGGAGATTGTATTCTGTAACAAACCCAGCTAGAGAAAAAAGAGTTATTAAACGTTTAGATAACATCTTATCTTACTTTAGATCTTTTGGTAAAGCACCTAAAGATATTGAAGGTATATCAGAAAAAGCTATGCTTTTTATAAAAGGTAGAGCAAGGAAATTAGATAGAACTATGGAAGGTATTGAGAAAAGATCTTACGAGTTAGCTAAAAAATTTGAAAATAACTACAACAGTGCAACTACCTCTCCTGCATTACAAAAACATTATCTTGATCAAGTAGAAGAATTTTTAAGAGGACAGCTTAAAAGAGATGATCTTCCAAAAGAACTAGTAGATTTAGCGGATAATCTAAAACTTGAAATAAAAAACACAATGAAAGAGTTTAAAAAAGCTTTACCAAAAGGTAAAGATGGAGATGCTATTACAAAAAATTTAGAAGGTATAGAAATAAATAGAATAAAAGATTACATGTTAAGATCTTTTTCAACATTTACTAATCCAAACTATGTTCCTGAAGAAAAAGTTTTTAACACTGCTGTTGATTGGACAGTTGCAAATTTAATTAAAAAAAATAAAGATTTAAGATTAAGAGCTGAAGCTGATTTTCCAAAACTTGATTTAAATCAAGCATACAAAGAATCCGCACAAATGATGGTTGAAGCTGTTCTTAGAGCTGGAAAAGCAGAAGGTAAAAGTCCATTGCAATCATTAAAAGAAATTGGAAAATTAATTAGATTTAAAGATTACAAATTTTTAAAAACAGGAGAAGAATTACCTAATGCAATTAAAAACTTATTAGGACCTGAAAAAAATTTAAAAGCATCAGTAGGTGGTACAACAGCTGAAATGATATCTGCTATGGCAAATAAAAAAGCAGCTGATTTTATTGGACAGTCTGGTTTAAAAAATGGTTGGTTGTTTAGAACTGCTGAAGAAGCAATTAATAAAGGTGTTTTAACACCACAACTTATTTCTAAAATGCCTAGACTTGGACCACATATGAAATCTGATTTACTAAAATATTATGCAGATCCAGATTATGTTCAAATGTTTCAAGGTATTGGTGGAGTGTTAGATAACTTAATTAATGTTCCTATCTACAGGGAAATTATGCAAGGTAAAGTATTGGTTCAAGTTGGTAAAACTTTGTACTCACCACAAACACAAGTTAGAAATGTATCATCAGCTGCATTCTTTGCATTGATGAATGGTCACATTGGAGGACAAGCAAGTGTTACTAATGCAATGAAAATTGTATTAGATGATATATTTAGAGCAGGTCAAAAGAATATAGATGAAGTTGCATTTAATGATTATGTAGAAAAATTAGTTCGTTTAGGTGTTTGGGATGAAAACGTTGTTGCCTCTGAATTAAAAGCAATAATGAATCAAATTAAAAATCAAGAAATAAGAACATCAGATCAATTGTTTGATAAATTAATTAAGATGGCACCTACTGATAAAGTTGCAAGATTATATGCAGGTGGTGATAACTTATGGAAACACTTCGGTTATGAATATTCAAGATCACAAATAAATGGTGCTCTTAAAAATATAGATGATGTTAAAAAATGGTATAGAGAAATGGGAGAAGAGTTTTTAGAAACTAATCCTTTAACAGGTGTAATTAAAAATTTTGATGATCATGTAGATGATATCTCAGCATACTTAATTAGAAACACCTACCCTACGTATTCTAAAGTGCCACCTGCTATACAAGAACTAAGAAAATTACCATTAGGTGCTTTCATATCTTTTCCTGCGGAGATACTTAGAACAGGTGCAAACATTGTATCTATAGGTTTAAAAGAAACATCTAGTAGTAATCCAGCAATAAGACAAATGGGTCTTAGAAGATTAACTGGTGCATTTATGACAAGTTATGCAACAGGAACAGGGTTAGTAGAACTCGCACAGTTTCTAACTAATTCAACAGATGCACAATGGGACGCTTACAAACGTTCTTCAGCTGCACCATGGGATAGAAACTCTAACTTACTTCCTGTAACAGGATGGAAAGATGGTGAATCAGCAGCAATTAATTTTTCATATTTCTCACCTTATGATAGTTTATGGGCACCTTTTGAAGCTGCAATTAACCAAGCTAATAAACAAAAATTAAATCCACAAGAAACTGATGATTATGTAATGAGTATTATGTTTGCAGAAGATGGACCCGTAATGACTTTCTTGTCTCCATTTATAACAGAACCTTTAGGTTATGATAGAGTTTTAGATGTTACTGTAAGAAATGGTAAAAAAGATCAAGGTGGTACAGTTTTTGCTGCATCGGATAGTATAGGAGATAAATTTGCAAAATCGTTTGCTTATATATTAGACGGGGTAAAACCAGGTGTATTTACTAGTGCGGAAAAAATTGAAGGAGCTATAGGAAAAGATTTAACAAAAGGTGGTAAACCATTAAACCTTAAAGATGAACTACTAGCGTTATTAGCAGGTACTAGAATTATTAGAATAGATACTAAAAAAGATTTAAGATATTTTGCATCAGACATGAACAGACTTTTAAGAGCTGTTGATGAAAATGAAAACTTTTACAATGTAAATAATTATAGCGAAAACACACCAATGACCCAAGTTAAAACATTTAAAAAAATGCAAGATGAGGCGTTTAGAATACAAAAAGATATGTTTATCAGGATTCAAGATTTAAAACTTTTAGATTTAAGTGAAGACGATATTGATAATATTTTAAAAAAATCTGGGGTTAGTTCAAGATTAAGAGGTAATTTACTGGATGGTGTATTTACACCAACCAATTATTCAAAAGCAAGATTTCAAACAAAAGTGGATACTATTGATTCACAACTTAGAAAAGAAAATAAAGAAAACATAAAATATAAATTTAGATTAAATGAAGATTATGTATTTCCAATAGATGAATTAGACACATTAAAAGATTCTTATTTTGATAAAAGATTTTTTGAAAGAGGTAACGAATATGACCCAGAAAAATTTGATTATAAATTAGATAAAAAAGGAAACATGATTTTAGATGAACAAGGTAACCCTGTAAGAGATGAAGGTTTAATTAAAAAAGGATTAAAATTTATACCCGAAGTAGGTAAAAAATTATTAGATAAATATGTTAATCCATTAACAGTACAAGCACCACCATTACCAAATACACCAATGCCAGTTGTTAAAACAGCGAGTGTAGTCAATCCAAATACTAACTTGACACGTACACAAGAAGCATTATTATCACCCGAAGAGCAAGTTATTGCTGGGAAAAGGATTGTATAATGATAAACAAATTTAAAAGTTTGGGCGGTATGATAGGCAAGTCCTATCGGGTTTCTATTGTAGCGGGGGTTACAATATAATGGCTAAAAAATCTGCATTACAGAAAATAGAGGACCATGAAAAACTGTGTCGTATTATGCAGAAACAAACTTTTGAACAAATCAAAGAAGTTAAAGAACGCTTAGCACGTATGGAGAAGATGATAATAGGAGGAGCATTTGGAATATGTATTGCGCTCTTATTAAACATGCTTAGATAAAAATGAACCTATCTCGTAATTTTTCTTTACAAGAATTAATTAAATCAGA